CTTTTGGATGATTGTGATAATACGCCAAATCAATGCGAGGAGTGTGATCCTTGCGAGGAGGTTGATTTGTTGCCCGCCGTATTGAAGTGTATTGAGCGGATGAAGAACCAGCCTATCGCTGGTGGTGGTAAGGTGTCCGATTATATTGATATCACTCCGGTCACAAGATGTACTAACGAGGCTACTGAGCCTGATACGGAGGACGTGAACTTCTATTGCATGGAGGTATGCGATACTGGTGATGATCTGGCGTTGGCTGAGGTTCGTGCCCAATATCCAGGATTGAAGATCGTACGTGAGACTATCGAGGGTAGCATGTCACGTTATAAGGTGATGAAGAAAGGCGCTAAACCGGCTGATTATACTCAACGTCTTATCTCTATCATGAAAGGATGTACGGATTGTCCTCCTAACTATACCGAGGTTAAGGGTGGTTATCTGTATTCTATCTCCTTGGAGGATGACGGTGTCGATATGTCTACTACGGTGGAGTCATTGCCTAACGTTGTAGCCGATACGGTTAATAAGATGAGTCAGATCAAGGGATCAGGTTTGTATATTGCCGCTACTTCCAAGAAATTGACGGATGAGGAGATCTCTACTTTCGTGGAGGCCAATCCTACGGCTATTATCTACTATGTGGCTAAGACATCCGATATGTGTGAGAATCCTACGGTTCGTACCGCTTCTTGGTCAGCTTGTGGTTCTTGTAAGGTATCCACCGAGAAGTATTATATCACGATCCCGGATGATGAGTGCGGAAACAGTGCGTTGGAGGAAATCAAACAGGCTTTCCCGGAACTGGAGATCACTGACTACGGTACTCCTGCGGCTTGCCAGCATAGCTTCCAGACAACGGTATATACTAACATGTTGTGTGATGAGTGCGACAAGGTGTTCGAGGGATTCTTCACCAGCGAGGCTCCGGCGTCCTACCGCAACCGTATGTGGAAGAAATTGGAGTCGGCTCAGGAACTTGGCACTAACTGCAAGTGCGGTATCCGTTTCCGTGGTAAGGAAATGTTATTATCTCCGTCAGAGTGCTTGATGGATAAAATGACTTATGTAGAGGATAGCGTTGAGATCGTTGGCGCTAGCGGTGGTTATCCTGATTCTCTTGACGAGGGGTCTCCTATCTGGTGGGATCAACTTCATTTCGAGAGACTGTCTAGCAAAGCTCCGCGTACTCATGTCGGCGGTAATATGATGGATGACGAGTTGAAGGGCTACGCTCATTTCAACGGTTTCCCGAAACATCAGGATTTCATGGGGCGGACGTTCATGAACGAATATAGTCGTGTAGAGCAAACGGCTCAGTACGTTGACTTCCAGATTGCGCTCAATCCTCATAGATACGCTCAGGGATTCGGAAAGGTTATCGCTGATGATCCTATCAACTTGATCTTACGTGTACGTTACGGCGCTCATGAGGGCGTTCAGGAGATGATTAACATGATCGGTGCTGCTGCTGGTCTTGGCCCGGCCATCGTAACTGAGCCGAAATAAAGAACCTTTTTTGCGTTCATATATTTCCTAAAGGGGAGAGATTCAATTCTCTTCCCTTTTTTGTTATCTTTGAGGCAGTAGAATTAAAATATGATATTATGTCTGCGATAAATGAGTATTTAAAGAGACTGGCTTCCATATTTGGTAGCATGGGTTTCTCCGTTCCGCCAGATGACTTCTCAGGTGTTGTCATAGACGGAAAGACGTATCCGGTCATGATGAGGAATGACGGGTGTTACGTGTACTTCGATGATAAAGGAGTAAAGAGACTTGTAAGCGAGGTTCCTAAAAAGGACTATCAGTTCATTAACATCAAGGACGCCCGTGTGTCGATCGTCAACCAATGTTATCGTACTCCGGGAGGTCAGGTAGAGGCTCGTATCCATACCTATATGAATAATAAGGGTGAGATATTGGCCGAGAAGATATTTATCATCAACTCTTCAGATGTTGATACGCCTATTGGTACGGAATTGGATAAGATTCCTGCCGAGTGGGTGGCTATAGATTGTGGTATAGCGGAGATGACCGATCGGGAGTTGATATTCGTAAGTAAATGTTACGCCACGGAGGGGGGCAAGGTCCAGATCGAGGGCGTTGAGTCGGTAGACCCACGCCTGAACCCGGAGGTATCCCATTATGAGGTGGTAAATACGACTGACGATAGCAATCCTATCGGTACGGAGTATGATAAGATACCCGATACATGGAGTCGTATAGTATGTGATTTCCCGGACATGACCCAAAGGGAGATAATACCGGTGCTTAAATGCTTTGATACCGGGACCGGAAGGGTGCAGATAGAGGGATATAAGATATTTGATTACGAGATGGGTACCAGAAAGGAATGGTATCGCGTCAAGCAAAGTACCGATCCTGAGAATCCGGTAGGTAAGTTTATCACCAGCATAAGCGATGACTGGGTTGAGGTCGTTTGTGACTTCACGGATATGGAGGACCGGGATATTGAGGTAACTGTAGAATGTTATAAGACACCGGCCGGTAAGGTGAAGCTGGAGGTTCTCACGTCATGGGACGGGAATATAGGAGTTAGGGATAAGAGCTATAAAGTCCTGGAGACTACCGATCCGTCACAACCTGAGGGCGCCAGCTTCAGTTCCTTGCCAGATACGTGGGTAAGGACTGTCTGTGATTTCGACGATATGGAGGAGCGTGACATCCGGTCTTATGTCGAGTGTTATGACGGAGGCAATGGCAATGTCAAGCTTCGTAGGCTGGTTTCTTATGACTCCAAGATAAAGGCAAGATACGTCCGCTTCGAGGTGCTTGAATCGGATGACGCCGGCTTCGTTCCGGGGGCCGAACTGGCTACCCTCCCGGACGGATTCTCTTTGGTGTCTTGTGATTTCACGGATATGGAAGATAGGATGCCTATTGATATCGAGGAGTGTTACAAGACATCAGCCGGAAGCGTGCGTATGAGACATGTGGTGTCTTATGACGGTGATCTTGGGAAAAGAAACCAGTTCTGGGAGATTGTGGACTCGTCTGATAATAAGTATGGGCTAGGAAATAGGATAAATAATATCCCTGCGGATTTTATCCGTGAAAGGTGTGCTCTAGAAAGGTTGGATGATCGTATTACCAGAAATGCGGTAGAATGTTACTCGACACCGGGAGGATCGGTAAGGATTAAATCCACTTACGTTATCAACCCTTTAAATCATGTTAGGTCGTATAATCATCATGTATTGAGTTCTACAGACAATGATATCCATGTTGGTACTCAATATACCTCTTTGCCATCTAATTTCACTCGTATCGAATGCGAGGAGCCGGATTATATGGATCGACTTATAGATACCACTGAGACTTGTTATGATACCGGAAAGGGTACGGTGAAGATCAGGAGACAGGAGTCGTTGAACGGAAATCTGGATGTAAAGACTTTCGACTATAAGATCGTTGAGTCTACCGACCCCGATCATCCTATCAATACTACCCCTACGCAGACGGTTATTAACGGCTGGACGGTTATCAGTTGTGATCTTAATATCATGGACGTGGATGATTGTTATGAGATCGGTGGTCATAAGATACATTTGAAGGGATTCAGGACAGTCAATCCGGCATTGCAGGATATTAAGTCTATATTGTATGTCGTGTACTCTGATCATCCTGATTATAATGTAGGTGATGAGCTTACGTCTATACCGGATGGGGCTAAGGTGACGATCTGCGATTACGCGGATAAGAGCCAAAGACATATGGTTCCGGTGCGAGAGTGCTATGAGGTGGCCGATGGCCGGTTCTATGTGGAGGGGAGCCGGTTGATTGATAACAATATGGTCGTAGAGCGGACGTCGTTGATGGTGATGGAGTCATCCTCCCCGACCTACCCGGTAGGGACTACGCTGACCTCCATCCCCGATGGCGCTACTATCGTGGCTTGTTTATGTCAAACCTGTTAATATCAAGGCTATGGTTAAGGTATGTAATGATTATTATATGATTGACGCCCTAGCCGGCGGTGAGGTCATAAGGAAAAGGAAATATCGTCGTGAGAATACGATGATCGGATATAAGTGGTATGATTATAATGGGGTCGAGGTAACTGACCCCATTGAGATATCACGTCTTGACGGATTGGCTACTAAGCATCAACGTGTTGATGAGGCTTATGATGACCATGCTGTTTTCATGTCGTCAACAAACTACGTTAACAGCGTTTCCGGTATACCTATGGATAAGCATATGGTTGTCGTTGAATGGAGGCCGGATAGCGAGCAAGGTTTTGTCACCATGGCTCATGATGAGGGTCTTGACGGGGACAGCTATTATATAGTTGTTATCAATGCCGGAGATAAGCAGGCTACGATCTACACCCCCGTGGATCCTGAGGATCCAAAGGATGGGACTTCCCGTTCGGTTGATGGCGATAACGTTTCTGTTGGCGGATCATATGTCTCTATATCCCCCAAGCAAGTAGAGAGGATAAGGGCTACTTTCCGTGATGGTAAATGGTATTATGAGTTAGTCACAAAAACATATCCTAGTAATACTGGAGGCATTAAGATCGGGGATGTTGATTTTGTGACGTTCAGATATTTATGGGAATCAAGTTCCGGAAGGGACTTGGACACGATGACGGAAGCCCTTAATTCTAATGTTCCCACCATAGATAATCTTGCTGTAGGTTGGTCTGGCCCCGGAAATGGAGATAGCTCTGTTAGAGAAGTTCTTAAATGGGGTGGTGATAATACCGGTTCTGGTAAGGAATGTGTTTGGATGTCGGTGAAGGATTTAAGGGCTAAATATTATGATATCCTACCTGAAGAGACGTATTTCATGGCCTACGCTACATGGTTTGGATCTAAAGGTACGGGTAAATGTTCTTTTGAACTTGTTGGATACAAGGGAGGTACGATGAGCCAAGATGGATATAATTTCATCAATACCGGTGGATCTGTCGTATATCAAAATACATATGATTTTATCTGCAATACCAGTAAGGGGGCGAGTACATATAAGACTTCTTATCAGAAAGTAGCCCGTATTACTTATAATAAGCTCACCAATGAGGTCTATATGTCTATAGGCGATGCTATAGATCAGGAGGATAATTATGATAAGCTGGAGCGGGAGATCAATAATATAAAGGAAAGACTTAGCGATGTCGAGAGCGAGTTGGCTGTCGTAAGACGTATAGCTGAGGGCAAGAACGCGGCGTATATCTTTGATACGGTCGATGCCATGAATGAGTGGCTGGCGGTTCCGGAGAACACGGCTAAGCTCCGTGTGGGGGACAGCTTCTGGATCAGGGAGCAGGAGGTACCTGATTATTGGTGGGATGGAACTCAGGCTTTAGAGCAGGAAGGTCCGAAGGTTGATTTATCTCCTTATTATACGAAAGACGAGATTAATAATATTGTCAATGATATCAATCAGAAGATAGAGGATAAGAGTACGTCTATTATCTTCGATACTTATATCCAGATGAAGTCTTTCGTGGATGATCCAACTAACGCTGATAAGCTTAAGGAAGGTACCATCCTGTTGATACGAGAGAAAAACGTGCCTGATTATTATTACGATGGAGCTGGTATAGTTAAGATAGAGGCTGACGTACAGCAATGTCTTTATGTTACTTTAGCTAACAAGCCTACGGAAAGCACTATAAGTTATACTCAAGATCGGGAGGTGACTAATTTCGCCCCGGGTGCTATAGCTAGATGGGTTGACGCTGATGGTAATAACGTTTTTTATAAGCTTGTTGAGATAGTAGGTGGTAAGGCTAAGTGGATTACCCTTATCGATACTAAATACGGTAATGTGACGATACAGAGCACTTATGACAAGAACTATGAGATCGTGAATATCGTATCTGGATCACGTTTACAAGCTATAAATAGCGATAAGGATGAGATCAAGTTCGTTAATAGCGCTACCGGTAATGTTACTGTCGTGTTTAACGCCACGGTATCAGGAGGAGCCAAGAAACTTACGAGCCTGTTGGCCGTGAACGAGGTGGTTCTTACACCGGGGGCGGCGGCATCCTTTACCCGTACCGGCGAGAACTTCACCCTTTCCGATCTTTTTGGCGTTACGATCTTCCCCGATCTGGCGGATGCCAATCGTGAGGGTGAGTGGGTCATGAGTGTAGGCATAACCGGTAAACCGATCCTCATGGAGGTAAAGGAGATGCGTAAGTGGGATGAGAGTATAACTAAGGAGCTTACAATAGATGAGCTTAACGAGAAGTTCCCTAACGTGGATATTGGGTTCGCTGTCGTATGTAAGACCATCAACAAGGTATATGAGATGGTTAACGGATACAAGGAATGGGTGTCTTATGGTATAACCTCAATTAGTTGATATGGGATTTTTGGTAGGATATGATACGGTCTTGTCCTCGGTGACGTTTTACGTTAATGAGGACAGGTTCCCTTGTTATAATGGGAGGAATGCTGATTATGTGCCTGATCCGATAGTAGATTTAGGTAATTTTAATCGTAATCTCAGGTTCTCGGCAAACAATCCAGGATTCGTGGACGTCGATTGGGGTGATGGGACAAAGGATCAATATCCTTTAGTTAAGATATCTGATGGTAGTTATAGGATTGTATTCAGGTCTCTTGACATTGAGTATAAGAAGAATCCGGATGATACCGTATGGTGGTATAAGAAAGAGGATGGTTCACAATACATACCGGTCCCTCCACATAAGTATAGCGATATCAGGCGTAGGAAGGTTACGATGAGGTTCTCTAACGTAATCAATGGGGAGTTCAATATGGATGGTATTGTCCTCCATGAGTTTCCTGTAGTTAATCTACCTGATATAACTTATTTGGCTATGGTCAGATCCGTTCTTAAAAATGGCGATATCCCATATGACAGGATAAGTAAGAGCGTTAATCTTCGTAATATACAGATGGGGTCTTTTTCTCAGCCTGGTGTATGGAGTAATTGGCCAGAAAGTTTTTTGAACATGAAAGATCTGAGGTATTTCGGATGCAATAACATTTTTAACTTCGGGGATGATCCTGATTCTAATTGGAGAAGATTCTCTGAATGGAAGAATCTTACTAATTTTAACTTCAACTGGTGTAATATTCCTTCTTATGATCCGGCTTTTAATTCTATTCCGGCAAAAGGTATAAGCATTATAAGCGATAGGAATAATATACCTGTATTTGATGAGGTGGATAAGGTAGGGGATGATAAGACAGGCGTTACCTTTATGGGTGGTGGTAGCTCATGGAAACAAGATCTGGTAGGAGGGAAGTTGAACAAGATTCAGCGGGCATATTGTTCTTCAAGTACGGTGCCGGTAGACGATCTTCCGGATTACTTGTATGAGATAAGGGAATTTAGGGTATGGAATTTGCGTGATGGTGGTAGATTTATAAATACGCAGGAGAGGGCTGACACGTTCGTTAACACGTTTTATGATAAGATAATGTCGTGGAGTTATATAACGATGTCACAGACGGCTTCTGACGGCAACAGGAATCAGTTTTATAAACTTACCTTAGATTTATATACTGCCGCAGCTCCTACTAATAAGAGACCATCTGGCGTTTATCAAGCCCCTGAGGGGTTTGTCAAGGGGGTTAGTAATGGTAATCCTACGACGCCTATGGAGAAGGTGTATGTGCTTACCAACAACTACGGGCAGACATGGGTCTTGGCCCCGGCGCCAGCCTCCAAGGCCGCCCTTACGAGGGCAAGGCGGGCGGGGAAGACTAGGATCGCCCCGTTCGTCCTTGGCGTAAAGGACGGCCATGTATCCGTGTTCAGCGGAGACGTATTGGATGATAATATGAGTAAGTATAATTTCGCCGACAAATACGAGGCCATAGATATCTGTAACGATCTAGGATTGGACAGCTCGCCGGTTGTCGAGTATTTCAGGAGAATAGAGGAGGGAGAGGTATGAAGTTGATATGTAAGGATACGAATAAAGGGTCTATAACCTTTTTTACTAAAGGCAAATACGCTTTTAGGGGAGTTAACAGGAATGATACTACTGATGATGTGCCTGATCCTATATTGGATGTTAATAATTATAATGAGAGTATACAGTTTTATTCCAAGACCCCCGGCATGTGCGAGGTCGATTGGGGTGACGGGAATAAAGAGCAATTTCCTTTCGTGAAGGATAGGAGCGAATCCATATACGGGCGATATAGGTTGATGTTCAGGAGAAGGGATATAAGTTATCGTAAGAATCCGGATAGCCATCCATGGTGGTTTTATAAGGAAGATGGGAGTGAGTATATTCCCGCCCCCAATCATGCTTACGCTGATGGGCTAGATAAAGATCGGGTCATTACCATGACTTTTACGAATGATATTACATTCGTTCAAACAAGAAGGATAATGATGGTAGGATTCCCGATATTAGACGCCCCAAGTATTATCAACTTAACCTTATCCATTACCGGCGATGGGAATATAACCGATATCCCTAAAGACAGGATACGTAGATCGGTAAATATAGAGTATATAACACTTAACGAAATGGGTGTAGGGACATTGACATCCATACCGGATGATTGGGATAGGTTGACTAAGTTGAAAGGCATTAATTTAAGTCGAACGGCTGATTTTAATGATACGGAGTCTTCTAATATAAGGAAATTCCCCTCTATGTGGCCTAATCTTGTAACATTAGCTTTGGCAGGTTGCAGGGTTAGGGTATATCCAAGGGAATGGCTGTCTTTTAGCAAGCTAAGAGAATTATATATATCCCCGGGAGTGGCTATGCCATCGTTTGACCCTAATACATGCCCGGCTATGGATGAGGTGGATAAGATAAATCCTAGCTTAAGGATTTTCGATCATATAAATAGATGGTATGGGTCTGTCGTGAGCTGGCATCCGTATATGAGCGGTAAGGGATTGGGAAACATTGAGCGTATCGACGCTTCATACGGTTATAGTAATATAGATGTAAGTAATCTCCCGGATTATATATATGAGATGAGGTCTATGAATATCTTTTATATGCATCGCAGCTTGTCAACCCAAAGTCGATGTGATACGTTTATATCAACATTATATGAGAAGGTGATGGGGTTTGATTATCTAACTATGTCCTCCTCTGCTTCCGATGGCAAAAGAAATCAGTTTTATGGATTGTATCTAAGTATATATATGGATGCCAATACTGATGATAAAAGACCTAGTGGCGTATTACAGGCTCCCTCTGGTTTTATAAAGGGTCAGTCTAATGGCTCTCCGTCGACTCCTATGGAGATGGTTTATGTGCTTATGAATAATTATGGATGGAGGTTTAGTATGGCACCAGAGGCTTCGGTGTTAAGGTCAATACGATCTTCTGATATTGACACGAGGTTGTATAATCCATATAAGCTTATCGTATTTGACGATGGGCGTACCTTTGTAGGCAATGGAGATGTTTTAGCTCATGATACGGATAAGGTATTATCGTTTGGGGGTCAACCAGAAGGGGAGTATTTATGTGATTCTATGGGATTGGACAGGAATGTTATTGTAGAATATTTTAACAAGATAGGTAATGGCTAAGACATTATATAAATACGAGGCATCATCCAACAAGTTCGTGTGGTTCACTACATGGGATAGGGCACTTAGAAATTATTATACCGATGATTATAATTATGTACCTGATCCTGTCGTTGGTAATCCTTATAATACGTTTGTCGAGTTTAGATCCAGAAAGCCCGGTATGGCTAATGTGGATTGGGGGGATGGAATAAAGGAGCAGTTTCCTATGACCAAGGTTCAAGGGGAGGATAATTATCGTATTATATTCCGTTCTTTAGCGATACAACATAAGAAAAATCCCAATACTACGTGGTGGTTCAGGAAGGAGGATGGATCGCAATACGTACCTGTGGATAATCATGCTTACGCTGATGGGAGGAGGGACGTACAACGGGCTGTGTCGATAGATTTTACTTGTGATATTTATTATGCCAATATCCAAGTTTGCAAGATGACATCTTTCCCGATTGTGGATATACCAGGACTTGAGTTTTTGGTCGTATCCCATACGCTGTATGTTAATGACAGTATACCTGTAGACAAGTTGTCAAGATCCAAAAAGTTAATTTATATCGATCTTCAAAATATAGGGCAAAGAATGACCGTAATTCCTGAGGCTATAACCAGCAAGACAGAGGTATATTATTTAAATATGTTTAATATGCTTGATCTTAGGGATATAGAATCTAGCGGAATAAGGAATATAAAGAATATGAAAAATCTTCAAACCCTTGAATTGTCTTCATGTTATTTGGATAGGTATATAAAGGAGTTTAATGATCTTCCTAAATTAACTTCGTTGAGAATACATCCTGGCCCTTCTGATATGTGGAATTATTTTGATATAAATACCCTTCCTTTTTTCGAGGTAGATAAGATAAATCCTAACATTACTAATTTTGATTTTTTAAAAGACTGGGTAAGTGGAGAAAGGAGGACGGGTTGGAATGATGATAATATGTCGGGTAGAGGATTGGATCATCTTACAGGTTTTTTCGTCTATCATAGTAATAGTATTAGAGTGGATAAGCTGCCAGATTATATTTATGAGATGAGGTCTATTACATGGTTTGTGATGGATTATTCCACTCATAGCCAAAAAAGATCAGATGATTTCGTAAACTCCTTCTACGACCTTGTTGTAGGATGGGATCAGATTACCATGGCATCCGTGGCCAAAGATGGGGAAAGAAATCAGTTTTATGGACTTGCGGTTTCTATGTATGGTAGTCAATATCCTGACGAGAATCAGCGTCCTTCCGGCACGGAGCAGGCCCCAGAGGGATTCGTGAAAGGCTCATCCAACGGGTCTCCCGCTACACCTATGGAGAAGATATATGTGTTAAAAAATAACTACGCCCAGAGATGGACGATTAAACCAGAATAATATCATGAATATCAATATTTTAAAATTAAATTGGGGGGGGTAAAATCCTATTTGCCTTATGATGAGAAGAAGAATGTTACCCAAAAGGAAGATAATAGAGGTATTCGAGGAACTATCTCCTCAGGATAATGGATATTGGGCGGTTCCTGATGGGGTCTATGAGGTTGAGTTCGCGTTGGTCGCCGGAGGTCTTAATGGAGAATCTTCCGATATATATAATGCCGGGAGTGGCGGTAACGGAGGTGGTGTACTGACTGGGACTATATCCGTAAATCCAGGTGTTACATATAGGGTGGTTGTTGGAGATATAGGTGGTGATAGTATATTCGGTATATATCAGGCTATTGCCGGTAAAGGTGGAAGAGGCGGATATGGAGTTGAAGGGGATGGTCATGATTCTTCCCCGGGAAATCCAGGGCAAGATGGATCATATGTTTTTAACAACAAATATCCTGACCGATATCCTTATCCTATGGGCGCTGGTGGTGGATCGGGGGCTTATACAAGAGGATGGAATATGGGCTTTTTATCCGGAGGGAAAGGCGGAAATCACGGGGGAGGTGATGGAGCTGGAGTCGAGGATATTGAGGGTGTTATTATTAATGGCAAAAATGGAGGTAATGCCACTTATTATGGAGGTGGTGGAGGAGGAGCCTCTAAAGCTTCTAATAGTGGGGCTACGAGCGGTCGAGGAGGATCGGGTTATCACGGTATTGTTATTTTACATTATTTAAAAAATGGATGATATGAATAGATATGATATTATAAGAGAACTAGGTTCGTATTTTGATATAGTGGAATTGGTGTGTCCTCATACATATAATAAGTGGAAGGACAGATCGTGGCAGTTTCTTGATACAGCGTTTCTCCATAATCTTCTTATATTACGGAGGGATATAATCAAACAGCCTATGTATTGTAATAATTGGGACAAGCAGGGGCAGTTTTCCCAACGTGGTCTTAGATGCAACATCTGCCAGATAGTTAAGGATAAGAAAGATGTTTATCTATCCGCTCATGTGTTGGGTAAGGCTGGGGATTTCGATGTCAAGTCGATGACGGCGGAACAGGCTAGAGGCTTGATCTTGGATCATCAAGATATGTTACCATATCCTTTCCGGCTTGAAGGGAAGGTGGGTTGGTTGCATTTTGACAGCCTTGATACGAGGAACGGTATACACGCCGTTGTGTTTTAGGTACTTAACGGTATAGTGGTTAACTTTGCGTATAGGGTATAAAATGAAAGACAAAGACATGATAGAGCGAGTGGGGGCTTTATGGAATATAGCGCTTGCGTATGGTGCCTCTTGCTGGGCTTACTTCCAGCCAGTGCATCATTTATTGACCGTATTACTTATAGTATTAATAGCGAATTTTTTGGCTAGGTTAGCGCAAAGCGTAAGGGGCTGGAAGCTCCGTAGAAGCCGTAGGAGGAGGTTTAGTTTCAAGAGATGGCTTAGGGAGGTCAGGTTCACTGATATTCTTAAGGAGTTCGCTTTGTCTTGTTTTATAGTAATGACATTATGTGTTATATATAAGACGTTATACCCGATCGAGGAGGAGGCTAGCATGATACTTACCGTTACCAAATATGGGGTGTATATAGCCCTTGTTGGATATGTGATGCTTTTCCTGAATACGATAGGGGATGCTTTCGCTGACGCTTATCTGGTTAAGGTGTTCAAGGCTGTATTCAAGAGAATAAACGTGTTCAAGATGTTTAGCTTCTCCAAGAACATACCTGATGAGACGTTTGACGATATAAGGAGGATTGCCGATGATGAGGTTAAGGATAAGTCTTAAGGCTGTTTTTTGTTTAGGTCTGTCGCTATTCCTGTCCTCTTGTGGAAGCAGGAGGCAGGTTAGCGACACGTCTATAGATAATCGTTTGATAAGCAGGATAGAGACGATGATAGATGAGGTCATGGACCGGAAGATCGTAGAGATCAGGACATCTGATCTTAATGCTGATATTGTCATAACTGAGAGGAAATTCGATACTACGAAGGAGGTGGATCCATCCACTGGGGAGCGACCCGTGTCCTCCCAGACGGACGCTCATATCGTCATAGGCCGGCGGGACAGCACGGTGACGGCCGATTCCGTTGGCATTGATAAGACGATCACCGGTATTGAGGATATTGATAAGAAGACAGACATCGAACATAAGGATGTAGATGACAAGAAAGAATCAAGATGGCCAATAGCTATCACATCAATTAGCGTGTTGTTGATATTATTGGGCTTAATATATTTGCTAAAGAAGATGAAGGTTTTATGAGACGAAGAATGATTGAATATACTAGGGGGGGGTGATTGATGATCATACTAGGTTTTTGATGAGATTCAATGGTAATTTTAAGGTAGAGGGAAATCCTACTCCCTCTGGCAATCTCTTTATAGCCAATAACGCCAATCTTATCACCGATGGCTCAATACAATGTGCCCAATATAACAAAACGGATCCTTTTCTTTATACTATCATAAACACCAAAGAATCGTTATTGCCTGAGCTGTTTTATGACGGTCATCCATTTACTATAGACTTTTGGTATAAGTCAACCAATCTTGTTACAAGTTGTTTGGTTGAACATGAATATCCTAATGGTATTTTTTATTTTGGTGTAGTTTTAACAGGTACTGGTTTTTATTTTTTATTTCAAGCTCAACAAGCTGGTTGGCATGTTGATAGAGTTGAGGCAAACAAATGGTATCATATAGCTATAGTCAGAAGCAGTAATGAATATGACATATTAAGATGTTTTGTTAATGGTATACTTATTATTAACACGAAAACCAATAATACGCTTTCCCTTAGGTCTTATAACCTAGGTATTAATACACGAGGTGATGGTATGGATAACGGAAATTTTATGATGGACGATTTCAGGATAAGTGATATAGCTAGATGGGAGTCAGATTTTGAACCTCCAAAAAGAAAGGGATTATGATCTACCATAATCCCTTGCCATTCATCCTTACCCACGTATCAACCAAAACCAAAATGAGGTCAGTCCCGGATTCGAACCGGGGTATATGGTTTTGCAGACCACCGACTAAACCGCTCATCCAACCGACCGCATCGCGAATATAAAATTTTGTCTTTGACCAGACAACTTCTTTGACCAGATTTTTACTCAACTAGAAACTGCCTTGAAGAAAATCCCTTATCTAGTAAATACCAGGTGAGGCAATATCTCTTTGAGGTCTATCTCTGTTGACACCAAAGGAAATGTGGCGGCTCCGTAAGGCAGGGCAGGAGGTATTCCCACACGGCCGGCCAGGAGCGGAGCGACTCGTAGCCCACCTCCCTTTTCCCCTTGGCGTATTACGCTTAAGCGTTGGAAAGAAGTAAACATATCAATACATTAACGTCTGATGTAGGTAGTAGTTTGTCGATCAAAGATCCATCGATAACATAAGTATGTGTCAAAAATACACTAAACTAAATCATTGATATACATTATTATTAAGATCTTAGATTTTCAATCTACTACAGATTATTAAGTTAATGTAATTAACTTATATACTTTAAATTATAAGAAAGCGTTAGCTAATGCTTTTTAATTAATCAACTTATGAGGTAAAGATAGTAAGTAATTAAATAAAGAAAGGATTTATAATGAGATTCCCTTCTTAAGGGGCGAAGCTCCTTATATCACATGTCACAAAATAGACAACTGTGTTTTAGTTAGTTACGTTATTATTGAAATAATAGCAGTGGTATTATGATAAATTAATTCAATTTTCTCTTTACCATTCTCTATATTTTACGTATATTTGAAGTGGATAAGATATGAACGATATGAATTTTGACTTGGATTATATAAGGAAATGCTCTTCTATGATAAAGGAGTTCCCGGTATATACAGAGGCTGAGAAGAGGCAGGTAGCTGAGGGACGTACTTGTATTAAGTTGTCTAAAGGACAACCTATATATCCTCGTAATTTTAAGAAACGTAGAGATACTTTCGCTGGCGCTGATTATACCACGGCTAATCCAAGGGATATTGATCCTAACAACATCTATATACCTCCTTATTTTAGGCTTAAGATTATCATGGCTATTATCATCAACTTTGATAGGGCTATTGCGTTTAATAGGATATCTGATAATGACTTTAAGCTAGGCATGACATATCGGTTCATTTATGAGCATGTCGGTTCTTTTAAGTGTTTTGAGAAGGCTTATAATATGATATCATTGGTAGTTGACGGAGAGTTGTCGATCATGAGGTCAATCGGTGATTATAATTATAAGTGGAATATGCGTAAGGTCTATCCATCATGCTAAGGCTAAGTTCAGATATATTGGTGGTGGTGATAACGCTCCTGTAAGCTCAAAGGGAAGAGCTAATAAGGCCAGAAGGGCCGCTGTTGATTATAAGGTTATGATTATGGTTAATATCATAAATACAAGATCCGCTGATAAGATAAGAAAGATGGTTAAATCTGATGGTAGCCTTAAAAATAATGGGGAAAGAGTTGATGGAAGGAATAATAAAGTCCTTTTTGATATATATAATAGTCGTTTGATTCACGAGGGGTTTAAAGAAATGAAAACCTCTACCTTGTATAAGTATCTTAAGGCTGCGTTAGACTTTTTAGGTGTAAGTCTATTGGAGTTAAGGTCTTTAGCTGATAGGTCTATCTCTGATATAGAAAATGGCAAGAAAGGGTATGAGCATGATTTATGCCATTTTGATGATTGTTTTGATATCAATTCTTTTGTGGAGGATTCGTGATGAGTAGCTTTAGTATCGTAAGAGGTGGAGATGTATTCATCGTATTTAACCACGATAATGGTATGTTTAATATCCAAGAGCTATCGGATTCCATTGGATGTAAGAATATATTGTTATCTGTTGTAAAAGACCCTTTGAATGGGTCGATGTATGTTATGAAAGAGATATCCGATCAGAAGTGGGGAGATATAGTGGCTTTGGTTAGATTCGGATGTCTGTTGAATAAGTCTATTGTAAAGGAGATTATCGTCAAATCTATAAGATTGTGGGTTGATATTTGTGGTATGTCTTACAGCGATATAAAATCATCTACATCCGATCCTATATACAATACGTTCCTTTTTAGCGGCTATATGTCTTTGGCTGGAGATAATCCTGACCTTAAAAAATTTATCGTATCTCTTAGGGGTAGAATGCTTAGATACGATCTTAAATGCCTATGTCTTTACCTAGCTATGTCTATGGCTATCAATGGCGGTATAATTCTAAGCGAACAGGATCTTCTTAATGCTCTTATCTTATAGCTTCATTTGTTTTATCGATCAAATTAGTATCTTTGTGAAAAAGATATTAAGATGAACCAGATAAACATCATACCGAAGATAATTCATGATAAGTTCGCCGCAAGGATTATCATGGATGATTATGATATAGAGAAACCTATCGTTATTACTATCGTGGCCAGACGTAACGATGGTGAGTATAACACCCAGATATTGACATACCCGACATCTGGCGTTGATTACGAGGGTAATGTAAGGATGGTGTTTTTCGATGTCGCTAGATCTCATGTTTGCCAGATAACATCGGTGTTTATTAACGGCCATGAGGTCAAGACATATTATACCGATATCCCGGATCTTGATATGCAAGCCCGTTATGACGATAGCTTGTGCCGGTACGACAAGAAGGTTAATATGAATGATATTAGGCTGTCGTTTCAGGTGCTAGAGACACGTGATCCAAAGGTGTTGCAGGTATTGGATGAGTCTGAATGGGGGCTACTGGAGGACAGGAAGGCGATCATCGAGATCACTACGCCGGGCATGTCCGACCCCGTTACGTTGTTTCTTGGCAAGAATCAGGTCAATACCTTTACCAGCCTAACACTAGGTCTCAATTGTTTTAATTACGATGATTGTAATGTCAAGTATCTTGATCTTCCAGACGGTATATATGATATTAAGATCATAGGTAGCCCTTCCACTTACAATTTCAGTCGCAAGTATCTTAAGACGGATCTTATACGCAGACGTCTCGACCGGCTATGGATCAAGACTGATGTCTTATGCGAGGACAAGGATAAGGGTCTTATAGACAAGATACAGGAGATGGAGACACTTATGGCCGTAGCCGAGGCGAATGTCAGGTTGGATAACATAAGGGCCGCCCATGAGATTATTGATCGTGTCGGAGAGCTTCTTGAGATGGCTACCAATTGCGTGGATTGTTAAACATAAAAATATTTAGTCGTGGGTTGTAATACTTGTAAGGAAAAGGCGTTAAGGGCCGAGAGAGAAAGGATTGAGAGAAGTATGATGAATCATTCTTCTTCTACCGCTGTTAGCGATATGGAGTACGCTTCTAGAAGCACCGCTGGTTGTATGGTTATGCAAGATCCGTTGCAGACCATGGAACGTGACGTGGTTAGTATATATAAGCAAGTTCGTACCAAGGGTGATGGCGTTGGTGTATCTTATCTTAATATGCAGAAAAAGATCCGTGAATGGATCAAGAACCTGCCGTATGGATGCCCGCCTGACGAGGAGGTACAGGAAATGAGAAAGGAGATTCTGAATGGGCGCGCAGAGCATATCAAACCTTGATAGGATAGATCTATGTAAGGTCGTAGACGAATGGCTGTCCTGCCAATGGGGTAGATATATGAGATACCATAGGTATAGGATCGGTGACAAGCCTGATATATCCTATTGGGGTAAGATAATTCGTCTGCAAAGGTCATTATGTGATAATGATTGCGGGTTATGCCCGGATGAGGTGAGATCGTTAAAGGAACGTGTTAATAAGTTGCTGGCATGAGAAAATACAGTTGTTCACATATAACCCCGTCCACTTGCGTACCTTATGAGGGTGATCTACCAGAGTGGTCAAGGCATAAGGACTCTGATGAGTGCGTTATGATCTCTGACGTGATAGAGGAGATATATGACGAGCTTACCCGTATTAGGGAGGCTATAGATGTCCGGGATCTTGGTGAGTCTTGCGTGAAGGTAAGTGGCGATAAGACCGTAGCGAAAGTTCTTTATGCTATTGAGGATAAGATTTGCAATGGATGATAAGCCAATGGAGAAAAATCGACATTGGTGATAATCAGATGTATAGATATTGATTTATGATGTATTGCTAGATGTTAAGCTACTGTAAATCAAGTATTCAATTTGTAAGGAGTCTTCTAAATAAGTAGGTTAGATAGATACTCTTGTAAGTTGTAAAATATCTTTATGTGTTAGATATAAAAAATAGCCAATTGATTTGTCATAGACAATTCGATTGGCTATTTTTGTATGTCCATCATATCTCACGATGTAATGGACATAGGTTATTTATTATGAGTGCAAATATAATTATTTCCAATGATTCTATGAATAATAGTAGTAGGATTTTGGCGTCTAAATCCAACGAAAACGGATTATCTACAATATTTAGCTACAATGGTAATGATATAACTTTCAAAACAGAGAACGGTATCACTTATGTGAATGCTACCGAAATGGCGAAGCCGTTTAAAAAGAGGCCAAATGATTATTTATCGTTATCTTCTGTAAATGAGTTAATTAATGCCATTACCAGAAAATATGGTAATGCTGATTTTCAGCCTGTTACGATTATCAGGGGTACGGTTAATCCTGGCACATGGATGTGTGAGGATCTGGCTTTGGATTTCGCTCAGTGGCTTAGCGTTGATTTTAGGTTATGGTGTTTGGACAGAATTAAAGAGCTTCTCACTACAGGCAAATGCGTGATTCCTGATTTTAATGATCCTCCCGCCGCTGCTGAGGCTTGGGCTAAGGAATATCGTGGCAGGGTAGCCGCCGAGAAGCTGGCGTTAGAGGAGAGGGCCAAAGCCGAGGAGATGGCTAAGGTTCTTGAGTCGAAGAAAGAGGATATAAAATTTTCAGAGTCGTTTATCATGTCTGGAGAGTCAGATTTGCTGGTAAGGGATTTAGCCAAGAAGCTTGAGCAGAATGATATAATTATAAGCGATAAATGTTTACGAGATTTTCTTGTTAAGATAAAGATAATAGTCAAAAGGGTTAAGGTTAATGGAGATTGGGAGATTACGGCTAATGCTGTAAGGAAAGGGTTTGCTCATTATCGTGATAAGAATATATGCACCGAATCTGGTAAGGTTATATATGCAAGGACTATCTATATAACAGGAAAGGGTTACCGGTATATATTGTCATCTATAAACGGTAGTAAGAAAAGCGATTTCATATTATGTGGAGGCATGTTCAGGGATTATGGCGTTTTTGCCGGATCGGAGTCATTTAGTCATTGGGATAATTAATTCCATTTTTGCCCAAAAACTGATAATCAGGTAACTGCATATTTGCATTTACGGTTATGTGTCTCATATCGGTAAAATATCTATATTTGCGACAAAGTGAATCACAATGATATACGGTAACAAAGAAATAGTTCGGACGTTCACCAGAAACAACCCGCCTGCCGGGTACGTGGGCGGCTCTGTTGACTACCGGATCCCGCCCAACGTCTATTTTGGCGATACGCAGGAGGAAGCTGACAGTAAGGCTGAGGATGATATCAAAGCCAACGGTCAGGACTACGCCAACACATATGCCGACATAATACCGTCCGTATGGTATAATGATCAGGTATGCGATGAGTTTATCAAGAACAATTGCGTAAGCGGTAAGGGATCCAAGGAGCAGGTATGTATAGAGGAAGGTAGGTTTGTCTCTTACGTATCCAAGAAAGATGCCAATGATAAGGCCAGGGTGGAGCTTGGACGGATCGGGCAGGGGGAGGCCAACTCCGTCGGGGCTTGCTGCGAGGACTGGGCCTCACAGCCTTTTCGTGGCTTGTTTTACAAGAACGATTGCGAGGCTGGCACATCAGGCAAGGAAGGTATTGTATATGAATTACCAGCTGGAGCTGTCATATCCGATATCTCCCAGATAGACGCCGATACGTTAGCCTATAGGAAGTTCATGAAAGAAGGTCAGGAGAAGGCTAATGCCGAGGGTAGTTGCTCACCTGTATTCTATAATACTATGATCGGTGATTGGTTCGAGAAGATATGTCCATTCGGATATAAGTCCGGTAAAGTATATTACTCTATCAAAGCCAACAGGTTTAGGTCATGGATATCGGTTGAGGATGCCAACGCCAAGGCTCGTGAGGTCTTGATGGTAGAGGGACAGGAACATGCTGACCTTAATCTTGAGTGCGAGAAATGGATTGAGAATATCGATCAAGAAGATCAGTGTTATTGGTGATAATGCCTTTTTTTTGTTTTTCCATAATTTATAGATTAGTGTTTGGGGGTAGGGGCTTATGGTCTCTACCTCCTATTGTTTCATGCGCCTTGTTGTCTTATTATTAAACCAAATAAGTATCTTTGCTAAAAACATTAATATTATTCATATGTGTAATTCAGGTGGTTGTTGTCATGATCATTCACGGGAACGTCCCGAAGAGTGTTGTCATGGCGTTAAGATAGATAGGTTTCTTAATAAATGCCCTAACGATCCTTGTGATCCTTGCGATCGGGATTGTCAGGACGAACCTTGTGTTGGTTATGGATGTCCTATAACCTTGTATGATAAATGTGTCTTGTACTCAGGCGATGAGTTGGTGGTGGATGGTATAGAGAAAGGTACTGATATCTCTGTCGTTATAGACTCATTGAGGCGTATTATAGCGTCTAGGGATAAGCAGATAGATTTATACCATCGTGAGGTTCTGGATTTGAAGAGGATTATAAACGAGCTTGTCAACGCCGGTGGTAGCGGCGGGGATAGCGGAACTGAAGAGGAGGTTTGGTGATATGAATGGCTGCAACAAAAAACAATACAGACCTACTGTAGACGACACGAAAGTACCGTGCTCTACGTACATGAGTACCGATTGTATTTACCCCGGTGATAAGGTACGTGTGGAATCATTGGGATTATCCCCTAATTGCGATATGTCCGATACCCTTAACGCTATGATAAAGGCTATACGGGATAGGGATGCCGAGATATCCGAGTTGAGAAGAATGATCAACAAATTAATTTGATAATATGAGAAATTGTAATCCATGTAAGCCGGAATATAGACCGGGGAACGAGTGTAGTATCTACAGCTCCCAGATCATATATGACGGTCAGTCGTTCCCTGAGGCAGATATCAGGAACGGTGATAGCATGAATAGCGTAATCGAGTCTCTGGTAAGGAAGCTGGTTGCCGTATCTGGCGCCACGGCGTCCATCCAGCGTGACTCGTTCAAGGGCGTTCAAGCTGTCAGATTAAGATACGAGCCGTTGAACGTGCTCAGCGTTACCTATTGTGGTACTATCGTCCCTAATGACGGATATGTCGTTTCTGGCAGGTCCGTTAAGTTTAAGAAGAAATATTGCATGGGTGATGAGTTCACTGATGTTAATATCGTATATACTACATTGAATAGTAATATTTTAAATACCTCATGTTATGGCTAAAAGAGTGTACGATACGGTCTTGGCTTCCGAGTGCGACGGCTGGGTATGTGGTGAGACCCTCAAGAAGGGATCTCTTCCCGTAGACAGGTTAGAGCTTGATTCTTTTTCAGAGGCTGTCAGGGAGCTTATAGAACGGTTTTTCGAGGAGGGATGGTTGCCGGATATGATCTGTGATCTTGGTTGTGGAGGCGCCAGCGTGTTTGAGATTAAGCCTACTAACTTCGAGTATCCTCCTGAGGGTGGTGAGCAGATTCTGGAGATTATCGTAGGTAAGAGTGATAAATGGACTATAACGCAAGCAGAGTGATATGGCGAATAATTTAAAAGATATTCTTGCCAAGATCGAGCAAGGTTCCTCATGGGTATCCTACGACAAGATCTCCGGTACCGGCCCCGACAAGGTGGCTATCAAGGTAGAGCCGGGATGGATGGGTAGGCTACCTAGGGAGACTTACGTAGCGGTCGAGAAAGGCAAGGTTACGAAGCTCGCCACTATAACCCAGAAGGGTATGGAGCGGGTAAGCGTGGACCCGACCAATATCATGTTCGACATGGAGGGTGGGACGGCGGTCATCAACGCCAAGCTCAACTCCGCCTCGGTCAAGGCTTCCTGCCTTACTCTTGGTGGTTCGGTGAGCAAGTCTTATATAGTTTCCATGAACGTGAACGGATTATCCATGAAGGTACCGGAAGAGGATAGCAGGTATATAGTGTATGCCGATCCTGAGGATCCCGGAGCCACTGATTTGTATGAGGCTAGCTTTGTCATAGCTATGCCTAAGAATATGGATAACGAACAACATCATGAGATGTTTGTCTTGAACGGTAAGGTTGTTAATATCAATCAACAGCCTAATGATATACCTTATATCATACTTGATCATGACTTCGATAACGTGACTAGCGAGAACGGTCAGGTTGTCATCGATATCAAGTCCAATACCGAGTATGATATCGAGCTGGTATGTTGCACTTGCGGTGATGGTAGTGAGCCGGAACCGGAACCACCCTTCAACGTGGATCCGCAAAGGTTGACGCTTAATAAGGATGGTGATACCCAGATCGTAAGGGTAGAGGCCGGAGATGATGTTTCATGGAGAATAACTGAAGGATAATATGGCAAGGGAAATAGATAAGAATTGTGTCGAGGGTAATTGCTTTGCCATTAACGACAAGAGCCATGGGGTAGGCGATAATAAGCTTAATATCGTATACAAGGCTAATTATACCGGTCAGATCTGTACGGCTAAGTTCCGTATAACGTCAAAGGACGGTAATATTGTCAAGGAGTATATGATAGCCCAAGACGCCAAGCCCGTTTATTATAATATCAAGATGGTTCAGCCGTTCACCAAGGACGACTGTCTGGCCAACCAACATGGATCGGTGGTGTTGTATACGGTCGAGGAAAGGACTTACAAGTCGTTTATCTCGCAGGAGGACGCAGACGCCAAGGCTATGGAGGATATAGCCCTGAACGGTCAGAAATATGCCAACGAGCATGGTGAGTGTATAACCGATATCTGGTATAACGAGGAGCAGAGGAAGACGTTTATACGTAATAATTGCGATAAGTTCAGTGACGGTCAGGAATATGTTTATATCATTCCTGAGGGCAAGTACGTATCTTCCATCTCTCAGGAGGACGCCGATAGGAAGGCTCTTGAGGATATTGAGAAGAACGGTCAACAACAAGCTAATTTGGAGGGTGAGTGTAAGCCTAAGGAGAATATCTATTATGGTAAGTTTAGCAAGACCTTTACCCGTAACAATTGTGATTCCACCCAATACGGTACTGATGTGGTTGTCGATGAGACGATGGTTACAGGGGACTTCAGATCCATCGTGTCTCAGGAAGACGCTAATAGCCTAGCAAGGGCTGCTGTCGAGGCTCAAGGTCAGGATATAGCGAATATCAAGGGTAACTGTGAGAAGATACCGGTATTTACCGGATCGTATTCCAAGGTATTCCAGAGAACCAATTGCCCTGAGGGTTCTACTCCTGTTGACTTCACCGTGGACGAGAAGATGTGTTCTGGATATCCGTTCACTTCTACGGTATCGCAGGATGCCGCCAATAAGCTGGCGCAGGACGCTGTGGAGGCGCAAGGTCAGGCTATCACCAACGAGCGTGGCGACTGTCAGACTAACGTCTACTATAACGTAAGGATGGAGAAGACAGTCACTAGAAACAATTGCGATGAGTTCCATATCGGTCAACCTTATACTTATGTTGTAGCCGCTGGTAAGTACTTCTCTATTATCTCTCAGGAGGATGCTGACAATAAGGCTAAGGCCGATCTTGAGGCTAACGCCCAGCAACAAGCCAACCTAGAAGGTGAGTGTAAGGAGAAGACGATCTACTACGGTAGGTATAATAAGGAGTTCACTCGTAATAACTGTGATGAGACTCAATACGGCACCAAGGTTGTCGTGGATGAGACTATGGTGACAGGAGATTTCAGGTCTACCGTATCTCAGGAAGACGCCAACAATAAGGCTAAGGCCGCCGTCGAGGCTCAAGGTCAGGATGTGGCTAACGTGAAAGGTAAGTGCGAGAAGGTGCCTGTATATACCGGTACTTATACACGTACGTTTACCCGTAACAATTGTGGTACTGGCACTGGTGGTACTTATACGGTAAATGATAGGATGGTTGACGGTTATCCGTTCACGTCTACCGTATCACAGGAGGATGCCAACAACAAGGCCAAGGCCGCCGTTGACGCCCAAGGACAGGCTCTTGCCAATATCCACGCCCTTTGTACGTACACCGGCCGTGCTTCCTTGGAATTCACGAGAAACAACTGTGGTGAGTGTAAGATCGGATCTAAGGTGACGATCACCCAAGATATGGTAGAAGGACACCCATTCCAGTCTAACGACTCCCAGACCGCCGCTGACGCTATGGCCATGACCGCCGTACAGGCTCAAGGGCAGGCTTTGGCTAACACCAAGGGTACTTGCTCTAACGCTACTATGTATACCGGTAGGGCTAGCTTCGAGTTCACTAAGAGCAATTGTGGAGCTAATCAGATAGGAGATCCGTTCACCGTGACACAGGATATGGTCGATGGCCATCCGTTCCAGTCTTGCGTATCGCAGGATGAGGCTAACTTAGTCGCTATGGCCGCTGTCATGAATCAAGGTCAGAAGATCGCCGATGAGCGTGGTACTTGCCATGAGGCTCCTAAGTACACCGGTCATTATAGTGAGGCGTTCGAGAAGAACAACTGTCCGTCTGGTCTTATCCCGTCTTCAGTTACCGTTACTGAGGCTGACGTGACCGGAGGTCCGTTCTACTCATACGAGAGCCAGTTCGCCGCCGATGAGCTAGCCAAGGCCGCTGTCAAGGCGCAAGGTCAGGCTATAGCCAACGATCGTGGTACTTGCGACGAACTGAAGATATATGTAGGTAATTATAGCAAGGAGTTCACTCCTAAGTGTCCTACTTGTCAGTATGCAGATCCTATCACCGTAACCCCGGATCTTATGGGTCAGTTCTTTACCTCAACCCGTTCTCAGGAAGAGGCAGACGCTTTGGCTAAGGCCTATATCGACAGAATGGGTCAGGCGTTCGTCAACAAGAACTATGATGATACGTGCCATACGAAGACCGAGCAACCGGTATGGGAGACTATAGAGACCGTATGTAAGGACTGTATCTCTCAATTACATCAACGTAATACCAATACCTGTTATACTGATCCTGATAATCAAGAGCGGTATATAGCTGGTGGTAATAATACATGTTTCTGGTTTGGTACGGCATCCAAGGCCTTTACCCGTCAATGTGCCGATGGAGGCGTGGGTAGCTCTGTTACCGTAACTCAGGATGATGTCACAGATCCTAATCCTACGACAGGCGGTAAGTTCAAGTCATGCGTATCTCAGGCTGACGCTAACGCCAAGGCATTGGCCGCCGTGAACTCTCAGGGTCAGGCCGTGGCTAACTCGAAGGGTACTTGTACTTGGACAGGAAGCTATACCGGACAGGTTAGGAAGAACAATTGCGCTGACGGCGGCGTGGGCGACATGGTATCCGTAAGTAGCAGCAAGCTTCCGGGACACCCGTACACCTCCACCGTTTCCTTGGCTGACGCCAACAAGAAGGCTGAGAACGCGGTTCGTGGATCTGATGGTCAGGCTTACGCCAATAAGAATGGAGGATGTACATGGACTTACGTGGCAAGCCGTGACTTCTATAAGAACAACTGCGCCGAAGGCGGGGTAGGCCAGAGGATTACCGTGACCTCCACGCAGGTTAACGACGGTAAGGCCATCACCAGCAAGGTTTCTTTGGCGGATGCCAGAAGCAAGGCCGAGCAGATCTTAGACCAGAAGGGACAGGATTACGCTAACCAACATGGAACTTGTGTATGGACCGGTACCGGAAGTTATACTTTCTACAAGGATAATTGCGGTTCTTGTAGACAAGGTGTGGCTATATCAGTTCCTTATAGCTCATTAGGATTAGACCCTATAACATCAACGGTTTCTCAGGCTGACGCCAACAGCAAGGTTCAAGACGCTTTCAGGAATGACTCGGCTACCAGAACCGCCGCTCAAGCTTACGCTAACAAGAACGGAGATTGCGAGGATACTCCTCCTGATTGGAGTGGTTGGAGCTATGATGGCGGAAACCATTGCTCAGGTGGTGATGTTTGGGCTAGATATAGAAGGACTGATAGCACTGGATGTCACTCTGAC